ATGCCGTGGGCGAGGGGGTCGATAATTTTTTTTACCCCCCCTACCTGCGATCGCGAAAATGTGGATAACTTGTGGATAACTTTTTTCCGTGCTCTTTAGCGTGGCATCGACGGCATAAAGTCTTTAGATTCAAGGGGTTAAAGCGTTGCTCGGGGTGCGTGCAGCGTGGAAGGATGTGATGCACTTCCTCGCCGGCCAAGCCACACGCCATGCACGCGGGCGACCGCATTAGGTGGCGTCGCCGAAGCGTTCCCCAGCGTCGACCGAGATACGCGGACGGCATCTCAAACGCGGGTAGATTCGTCGTGTGTGGGTTGAACACCGGGATTTCTTCGCGCACGGAGAAATTCCTCCACGATTTGGGGAAGGTCGTCGAGTCTGGCGAGTATTAGCCACGGCTTGTAACTCGAGCGCATCACCACGAGCGGGGTACGTTTGGTACGCGTCGAGTCGGCGATCGCTTGATCGAGAAACACGTAGGGGTTGAGCCGCTCGGTTCGCTTCACCTCCACGTGTAGCGAGCACTCCGCACACTCGAGATCCGCGAGGCCGGTCTTGCCCGTCCGTTGAGCCGTCCGCGAGCACTCGAGCCCGATACGCGATAGCGCTTCTGCGGCTTCGAGCTCGCCGCGTGCGCCTTTGGTTCTTGATCCTAGTCCCATAGCAGCAGTGTAGCACACTTATCCACAATGTGTCAACAATCGCGATAGGGGGGTATTGTGGGGGCTTGACAAGTGGGTTATGCTCGGCGCGCCTCGGCCCCAGCCGCGGACGACGAGCATATACCCAATCTTCTCTCGAGCCGTGCCTTACGTGGGGGTGCGGCTCGTTTATTCTGTCCGCTTCTGTGACGGATTCCACAGTTTCGTTGCGTCGCGCGTCGAATCAAACGCAATGTCGGGCCAGTCGGTGTGCAGCACGCGCGCGTCGGGCCGGCGAAACGAGCGCGTCTCCGCGTTCATCACAATGCAGTCGTCATCGGCATGCCGTAGAAACGTTACATGGGTATCCGTCGCGCGCCCGATCGCGCCCGCGCCCGCGCCGACGTCCATGGTGCCCTTCTCGGTTTGCACGCCTTTCGTGGTGTGGTGGACGACGAGCACTGCCGCGTCCGCGGCCAGCGCGATACGGTCGATCTGGTTGTAAATCTGCGTCATGTCCGAATTCTCGTTCTCACGCATGCCGGCGGGTACCAGCCGATACAGCGCGTCCAAACAAATCATTTGATACGTGCGCGCGGGGAGAGATCGAACCGTCTCCTCGATGTCGTGTAGCGTGCCGGCGACGCCGCGTAACGCGATCACGTCAAGATTTGCTCTACAGACATCCGCACTCACCATCATTTGTTGCGCGACGGCGTGAAGCCGATTCTCGAGCGTCTCGCGGTGAAGCTCGACGTCGACGAGCAGCACGCGGCCTTGCTGAATGAATAGATCGTTTTGCTTCTTTGTGGTGAATCCGTTGCCCGACGCCATCCCCAGCACAAGCCGATGGAGTAGCCACGATTTGCCAGTCTTGGGGGCACCGATCCAGTTACAAACCTCCCCGCGGCGTAACAGGCCGCCGACGATCTCCTCACGCATCGGGGTCGGGAATTCGCCTTTCTCAAACGGCCGAATTTCGAGCACCTGCGGCGCGCTCGAGTCGGCCGCCGCCGACTGGCGATTCGGCCGGCTCGCGGTGGCCATCGCTTTCAGAACGGTATTCGGCACGTAGTCGGCGCGTGCGGCCTTTTCGGCGCGCCCCTCCTCGCGCATCTTCGTCCGAAGCGCGGACGCTATGACGTCGGCCGGCAAACCCCGCTCGGCCATCGCCGACGCCACGCTCCAATCCCCAGCGGACGCGTCATACGCGGGGGGCGCTACGGGCGCCGTACGCGCCATCGTTGGCGCGACGGGCTCGAGAGGCTCGCGCCGTAGCCGAGCGTCGCAGAGGGCATTCACGGCCGCTTGAATGGGCACGCACTCGAACCGATCGCGAAACACCGCGCGACCCGATACGGTGAAATAGCGGCCGCTCGAGTAAATCTCGAGATTACCGCGTCGATTCGCGCTCCACGACGGCAACACGGTATCGCGCGCGATTACGTGGATACCGGTACCCGAAACGCTCCACTCCGCGTAACCGTCGTGGGTCATCAGCCACTCCCAAACCCAAGAGACCATTCCATGCGGCGCGCGCGCGTCCGCCACGTCGTCGAAGTCGACGCCGAGCCAACCTTCACCGAGCGCGAAACCGATCCCGGCGTCGTCGCCGGCGTCGTCCGCGGCTTTCCAGAACGGCGACCACGAGCGGGGATCGGTGCTCGACGCGCGGCCCGAGCCGTCGACTCGGTACGGGACTTTCGTGTATTTGCCGTCGCGAAATTCGCTTCGCCAGTGCATCCAACGATCCGCCTCGATCATGTCGCTAGGTAGGTGCTCGATCTCGAATCGGTAGGTGGGTTTCGTGGTTCCATGCATGCGCGTTTCTCCTCTGTAAAAAGACAACCGCGCCGAGCGGGTGCACTCGGCGCGGTTCTCTGTGGTGTGTGGATTATGCGCGGATGTCTAGGATGTTCCAGTATTGGCCTTTCGCGGCCACCTTGGCCTCAACCGACGAGCCACGCGGGAAATTCGCGATCTTCGCGCGCAGACCCTCATTTATCGTGGAGGTTCTCACGGTTTGAAGATCCGTAGTGCAGAGTACGAGCGTCGTTTTTTGGTGGCCCGTCTTGGTTTCGTCTTCGTAGATACCCGAGATGGTGAATCGGTGCCAACCGTCGGTAAGCTCGACCGCGGGAAGCGCTTGCCGAGCTTGCGCCGGCGGCGCCGGCCGCGTCGATAGGGTTGGTGTCGCTGGCTCGAGCCCCACGAGTAGGCCGGCGAGCCTCACGATCGAGTCGGCGTGAGTGACGATTTGTGCAGCGATTTCAGTTTGTTTCATGAGCTTGAATCCCACAAGATTTCCCACGGAGGATGATGGCGAGGAGCTCGAGCGCGTCAATTCGAGCCGCCGCGTCGAGCATCAGGTTAGCGGTTTGACGATCGCCGGCGGCGGTGCGAGCGGCCGCGTCGCGCAAGCGCTCGGGGATCGGGTGGATCTCAAGCGAGCGCTCCGGTTGTGGGAAGTCACTCGCCGCGTAGTGGTGGTCGTGAGCGGATTTCCAGACGTCGGTACGGCAGTTGTGGCCTTCGGTGGGGTAAGTCATTGGCTTTCCTCCACGACATTAAAATTATCCTGGTAGATCGCTGCAAGGGCTTTCGTCCAATCCTTGCACACTGTGCACGTAGCGATGTGGGGACGGCGCACGTAGTCACACAAATGCTTCGGGTGCCTAGCATCGGGAGCCATGTTTTCGAGCGTGATGTGCACGAGAGTCTTCAGAAGCCGCAGTGCCTCATCGCGTTGACCGCGCAGTTCTTCGATCGCGTCCGCGGCCTCGGCGCGATCGGCGCGCAGTTCTTCGATCGCGTCCGCGGCCTCGAGCATCAGTTTTTGGAGTTGCTTAACAAATTCCTTTCTCATTCTCCCCCCCAATCAAAACACCCGGTGGCGATACAGAACACAAGAGCAGCAGCAACGATGATCACGCGAGCACCTCCGCTTTCTTAGCGATCACAGACGCGAAATAGGCGGCGCGGCGCGTCCAATACTCAGACTGGCGGACTTCGCCGTCGGCCGCGTAGTAGCGGGCCTTGCGTTGCGCGTCGCGCATCCGTAAATCAGTGCGATTGTGGCGGGTTCGACAATTCGTGCTCTTCTCTGCGTTCATCGTGGTTTCTTTCTGCATCTATAGATGCAATGCGTCATACGTTGACGCAACATCGGCACCCTGTCAAGCGAACATAAATAAATAGCCGCTATGCGGACTTATCCACAGCGAATCCACAGACGCGCGTTTACTCGGGCTTCAGAGCGGATGGCACGGCCGCATTGAGCGCGGCCCGCCGCGCCGCGCACCCGCAGGGCGTGCCCGTGACGCGCTCGAGCGCTCGAGCACCAGCGGCGATTCCCGTAGCCGTCGTAACGGCGTGCACGACGTCGCCGAGCCCGCGGACGCGGCCCGCGTATCGCGGGCAAACCGCGCACTTCTCCGGTGTCGCTTCGCCCCCAATTTGAGGGTGGCGGCAAGATGAATCGCGAGCCCATTTACAGCTCATGGCGTCGTGTAACTCCAACCGAAACTTGAGTCGCACTCGTACCGCTCAAGACACTCGGTGATCGGGCCGCAATAGAAAACGTACGTCGGAAAGATTTCGTCGTAACAGGTGCACGAAATATCCACGGGTACTGAGGATTTCGTCGACGTCGAGGAATCCAGCGGCGAGCACGTGACCGTGGTCGTGCAATTGAATAGCGTCGAAACCTCATTTGAAATGTCGGTGTTGTAGTCGCACGCCCACAAGGCATCATCGAAACTCGCTTGCGATAGACACCCCTCCGCGTCGACCGTTCCGAGAATGGTGAAGCGCGGTAGCACGCGATAGCAAATCTGGTCGGCGACTGGCGCTGGCACTGGCGACCCAGTGAAACACACGCCGTAGGTGGAGTCGTAAGTAAGCGTGTGATCAATCAAGCGATGGCCGGGATACGCAAATCCGTCGCACGTCGTCGACGCCGGGCACACCTCCAATTTGGGACGGACGACGCCGCCGCAGTCGGTCACGCATGTAATTCGCGCGACCTTTCCCGATGGAAAAGACGCGCACTCCTCACACACGCCAGTCGCCGCGGTTCCGTTGAACGTACCCGTAAACGAAAGCGTTTCTGTCGCGTATTGCTTCCACGTGCACGGATCAACGGCGCACGAGTTGTACGACGCACAATTCTCACCATCGGTCGGACACTCGCAGACCCAGTCACACGCGGCGAGCGCGCCGGTGGTGCACTGCGCTTGACTTCCATACATAACGTATTGATACGTCCGAGCGAAAGTAAGCGTGAGCTCGGCACAGTCGTAGAAATAGTTGGCGCACGCGTCGCCGCGTCGCGTGAATTGGCCAGTGAGCGTCCATCCGATCGAGTCGTCGACGATGGTTTGACCGGCCGCGCTATTTCGTCGCCCCTCGAAGAAATAGCTAAACGACGCGGTAAATACCGTTGGCGAGCACGCCCAGAAATCACAGCACGTCGTCGGGTTGTCACAACAACACACGCGATGCAAGCTCACTCTCGCTTCCTCGCGAGCTTCGGTTGGGGAAGCATCAAACCCGCGGCGCCAGTGAGCGCGCCGAACGCGAGCGCGCCGAACGGGATTCCACCCGCGGCTTCGCCCGCCGCGCTAATACCCATTGAAACCCACTCGTGCACGAATCGGTAGCGGTCATTCGCGGCTTCGATCGAGGCCTCGAAACGCTCTGTATTCGTGCGAACGTACGAAACCCAGTCTTCGTACACCGCGTCGGCTTGCGCGAGTGTGATCGGCCCATCGAGATCGAGCGACTCAAGCACCGGCCGCGGTGCGTCGACACTCACGAATTGCCGCAAGTCGCAACCCTGCGCAATCATCACGAGAACCGCAAGAATCGTCGCGAGCATGGCGATGAGTTTCGCTTGTGTAGTCATCTGCCCCTGAGCCTTTCCACTTCGTTTTCGAGGTGCCGTACGCGCTCACTGAGAGCCGCGATAGTTTCGCGTAGGCCCGCGATCGTTCCATGTAGCCACGCGCTCGCCGTGAGCACTGCGACGAAAGGGGCGACGAGTTGGGCGAGTTCGGCGAACGTCACGATCCCTCCGGGCCGAAATCCATTCTCGCGTAAGTGTGAATAAATACATAAGCCTCAGACGCAGATACCGAGCGCACGGTGATCTTGGAGTAATCGACGACGCCGAGCGACACGCGCCCGCCGCCGACGAATACAAACCCCGCGTTGTCCGTTGCTTGTCCCGCGGTGCAATGTCCGACGTAGAAGCTTCCGCCCGACGACATCACGATCTCGCGCATCGGATCGACGCCAGCGGGTAACGATGGGAGCGCCGTCCAATTTCCCGTTTTCACGGGTGCCGTGGCGAACGGCCCGAATAAGAGCGCCATTAGCTCACACCCCGCGGCCCGTCGTCGGTCGCGCTATAGCTAACGATGTACATGTACCCGACTGGCGTACCGCTCCCAGCGCCGGCAAGTCGCGCGGTGAGCTTCGAGTAGTTCGCGACTCCGAGATCGAATCGCGCCGTCGAGTAGGTGTACGACGCGTCCGCCGTTGCTTGTCCGGCGGTGCACTCGCCAACGTAGAAATCTGCGTTTGCACGCGTTGTCGCGTTGTTTGTGCAAACGATGATGATGCGTCGCATCGGATCGACGCCCGCGGGAAGCGCGGGTAGCGCGATCCAATTTCCGGTCGAAGCGTTTACGGCAGTTGGTGTGTGAAATATGACTCCCATACGATTCCTTTGTTAGCAGTTACCGTCGATAGCGTTGGGCACACAGAAAAGCCAAACGGGTGAGCCGTCCGCGCGTCGGCCCGGATACAGAAGCACGTATCCAATGACGGGCTTCACAGTGAAACCCGCGGGGATATTCGCGACCAACACGCCCGGCCCGTCGTTCGTCGCGTCGTTGATTCCCTCGACGACGTTCAGCGCGTCGCCGTAGTACCAAGGCTCGCTCGCGACTTGCGAGAACAAATAGCTCGACGTTGAACCGATCGAAGCTTGCGACCACGTATAGAGCCAGCGGTTGACTTGTCCGGAGATCGCCGTTGAGCCGGTGATCTTTCCTAGCACGAACGGCACGGAGCGCTCGCCGATACGGTCGGCCGATTCGGTGCCGAGCGCGCGCGCGGCCGCGGCATTCTCGCGAATGATATTTTGCGTCGTGCGATTCATGCGGTGGGATAGCTCAGGAACTGGCCTTGTTTCGCGATGTACTCAGTAAGCGCGTCGGTGTAGAACGGCGTGAAGATAGTCGCGAAATTCGCGGTACTGCGCACCTGCGATTTCCACGTGACGGTTTGTGCTTGTCCGTTGGAGTCGATCGCGGCTTTCCCCCATACGTCTGTCTTGGGTACTTGCTCGCAACCCTTCCACGAATCCCAGCGGAAATTAAACGTGACTCGGTAGTACTCGTCGCGCACTGGCGAGATCGAGCCTGACTCGCAATAAACCTGCGAAGCGGTCGACCAGTGGAGAAATGCCGCGCTATTCCATTTCCCGGATATAGAGTCGATCTTGTCATACCAACCAACAAGCGTAATGCCATCCGTGCGGTCGGCGACGTCGCAAATAAACGACACTCGAGCGGTCATTTGGCGGACGAGCGTCTGCACCGGACGCGACGCGTAATCGACTTTCGTTCCACCGATGTCCGTCGTCGTGTTGAGATCCGCCGTCGGATTCGTTGACCACGACGGCGAGCGATACATGATCGCGCTACGCGGCGTCGCGTCGAGCTCGACTTCAACGGGTAGCACAAGTTGTCCCGTGAGCGTTGCATGCTCAGCCCACGTGTAGAGCTGGTCGTATCGCGCGGTCACGTCGAAGACTTTCGACTCCGAGCCCGCGACGGGTACCGCATTTACTTGACGGAGCCGCATCATTCCGAGGCGCTCCGTTTTCACTGGCGTCGCGCGAAACGACTCGAGTGGCTTTCCAACCGCGCCAAGAATGACCGCGTTGTCTACCGCACTCGTGACGTCTGCGGCAGTATCCGTAACCACGCGACGAACGACGGTTAACGTCGACGGGTTCGATGGCGAACCGTCGGTGAAATTCTGCGCAATTATGTTGTTGGATGAGATCGTTGGCGGCATTTATCTACTCATCATGTACCGCATGACGTCGGCGCCAAATGGTATTTGGTTGATTAGCGAAATGGAACGTTGCGTATCCCCGAGCGCGTCGCCGGTTGAGAGTTGAGACTGCCCGAGCTTTCCCGCTTCACTGAACGAAGAGCCGGCCGCAAGCGCGCCGATACTTGTGATCATCGCGCCGAGTCCTTCGTTCATAAAGAAACCCGTTGGTGTATCGCGTTGAGTCGCGAGGCCCGCTGTAAATGATTCCACAAGTCCCATTTGACTCGCGGCCGTCACACCCGGCGCGTTGCCGGCAATCGCACCCGCGAGCGCGCTAGATAAACCGCTCTCCTCGATTCGTCGGCGTTGGTCGGTTTGCTCTGCCTCGAGCGCTTGCAGCGCGCGCTTGCGCATAGCTGGCACCTGCGTTTGAGCGGAGAGCACAGTCGAGCCAGCGGCGAGCGCGAGCCCGGCGGCGCCGAGCCCGAGCCCCATGCCTCCCATTGCGCCTAGCATAGAAACGCCGCCCAGCATTCCCAGTCCTCGGCCGCCGACGCCGAATTGACCGAGCACGCCCTGCGTCCGCATAGATTGTTCACCAAATGCCTTGAGCCGCGCTTGCGATTTCTTCGCCGCTTCTTCAACGGTGCGAAGCTGGGCGCGCGCGCGCGCGGTCGCCGCGTCGAGCCCTTTTGTATCGCCAGTGAGCGAGATGTTGATCGGTGCGATCTTTGCCATCAGCGAAGATCCTTTTTGACTTGCTTGTCAATCGCTTTTTCAATCAAAGGAGCGACGAGCGGCGAAACGGCCTTGTAAGTCTTTGTGATGAAGAATTTACCCGGCACCTTTCCGATCACCTTTCGATCGGTCTTCCGAATTCGATCGCCGCGCGTTCCTCTTCGAATGTTCTCCTCTTTCGAATACGCGCCTTTTATGTCGTGTCCAAATTCCACCCAGCGTAAATACCAGTGTGGAGTCATGATTGACCCTTTGACTTGCTTGACGCCGAGCGCGGCCCATTGGATACGGCCGTTCTTCCATCCCTTCACTTTGGTGACAAGATTGTCTTGAATGTGCACGTTCGCGACGCGCGAGCCTCGGTAGCTTTCCGTGGCGCCGTGGCGCGAGCGCGGAGTGTTCGCCGCGAGCGTGCGCTTCGCGACTTTGAGCCACGCGCGCATGCCGTTACGTAACGACTTCACCGCAGTTTCGTCGGAGAGTACGCGGAGTTTCGCATTGACGCGGTCGATGTCCGCGTGGTTCAATTCAACTACGAATCCGAAGTTTGCTCGCGACATCGTGGCTTAATCCTTTGTGTCCGTGCAACGCAAGAAACACGGCGAACGGCGTATCTAATTTCACCTCAATATTGGCTAGCCGCAGGGTTTCGCGGCTAGCACTGGCGAGTCCAAGCCCTCCAAATAGAACGGCTCAATCAATCGCGCTAGCGCGATGATCTTGGGAGCGCTCAGTACGCGAAGCTCTTCGTTTGACTTCCACAGAGTTTGACCGTCGACGCCGACGACGTGCGTTGCCACATACCACGCGGGCATCCAAACGCCGCGCGATTCCGCGTCTTGCGCCGCGATGAAATGAGCGACGGTCGGGCGAAGGACTCGCACAGTGAGCCCGTCCCAGACGACTTCAGCGTCGGTCGCGAGTAGTGCGGAAATTAGACTCACGTAATATCCACCGTGATAGTGGAGTTTGAGAAGACCAGATTCGCCGTAGCCATCACGACGCTATTGGGTGCGGTCGTCAGATTCAAATCTGCAACAAACGCGTTTCCTTTGATTGACTTCCCGGTCGTCCACACAACTTCCGCGTCCGTGAGAATCGTTCCCGCAGAAACGCCGGTGATGATCGAATCGTGCGCAGCGTCGAAGAAGAGCTCGAGCGATACGTTGGCTTCGAGAATTCCGCGCGTGTGATTCTTGTAGGTGTCGCCGATCGCCGTTGTATCAATCATGGAGCGCGACATATTAAGGGACGCCGTTCCGACGTTCGTAACAGTCGTAGCATTGATCTTGAAGGAAGAAAGTGTTGTATTGGTTGGCATTAGACCAGCGCTCCGTAGATGGTGTAGTTAGAAGTGCATATCGCCGGATTCTGTTCGTCGCCGTCGGCCACAACCGGATCGTCGAGCACTCCGAAACCCGTATTCACCACGGCAAATGTGGAAAGATTGAACGGCATGCCGTCCTCGATTGAATCGGAAAGCGCTTGCGCGGCCATCATCGAATCCGCGATCGAAGCAATAGATACTTCGTACATGGCAAGCGTCTTATTTCCGAGCGCCACGCGCGAGCCCGCGGAGATCGTGACGACGACTGCTGGCAGTGTTTGAGATTGAAGACGAGCACCAACGACGACGCGCGAGCCCGCAGTCGTGGAAGAATTTATGATCGCTTCGACCACTTGGCTCTCAATCATGCGACCTCCGTACAATCAATAATCGCCAGTCGGTTTCGTTGGTCGAGATTCCGAATTCCGTTGATACGAAGAGTCCGACCGCGAAACGTGAGCCGATCCACAGTGGTTACGGAAAGTCGCGCGATGTTCGGCCAGCGCGTGCGGAGTTCGAAAGTTCCGATCACGTTGGCGCCCTCGGCGTAGAGCTGCTCTCCCGGCGCGCTTTCAAGTCCGGCACATCGAATCGTTCCGACATTCGTATACGTTTGAGTTCGCCGGCCGAGCGCGTCGACAGTAGTAGCGGCGCGTAGTACCGTTGTCACAAATACGGTGCGTCCGCCGGAGATCATCGGAACGGCCCACGCATTCTGAGATGTTCAAGCATGAACTGTGCGCCGAGCGGAACGGTGGAAAGTGAAATTGGTTGCGCGGATTCGGGGTTGTTGTAGTGCGCGCCGACGATTGAAATGATCACTTGATCCACCGCCGGCGGGTACGTCGTGTATCCGGCAACGTAGGTAACCGTCGCGAGCGTTCCCGCTTTCATCTCTGGCGTGTTGAGAAACACGAGCGCGGCGAGTTCGTCGGAATCGTCTAGCCAATAGTCGACGCCCGACGTCATAGTCACTGTCGAGCCCGCCGGGTTGGTGTACGTCACACTCGTGAGCGAAGAGAACGGAACCACACTAAACACCGAGCGATTAAACGATGTTAGTTTCATCGTGCGCGTGGCGCTCGAAAGCGCGAAGCCACAATAGCGCTCGACGAAATCGGTGACGTGAGTAATCAGCGACGAGATAAGCGTATCGTCGTCGGTGTAATCGATCCGCATGGCGGATTTGACGTTGGCAGTAGTAACAGCCATAAATCTCTCCGCGCACTTTCGCGCGCAGAGAGACGGGGAAGAGAAGTCAGCAGGTGATTTGAGCGAAGGCGCTCACGTTCATCAGGTGGCAGTCGGTACGCGCGTACGTGTAGAGCGTGACGGAGTGAGTCGAAGCCGCGCTGTACGGATCGACGAGCGAAGTCATACCCGTACGGTCGAAGATCTCAAAGTAATTGAAGTCTCCGACGGTCGCGAATACGTTGCCGTTTGTAGTAGCTGTAGCCATGTATTGACCGATCGAATACGGCACGCCGTAAAGGAGTCCGGGCGCGCCGCCCACCATCGTTTGGGAATTGGCTGGCGCCTGAGTCCAAATGTATTCCGTCGCGCCGGAAGTGGTTACCGAGTTCTTCAGCTTGCGCGCGACGCGAACAAACGTATCGGATACAAGCCAACGGAAGCGCGGCGAGTTTCGATACTGCGGCTGAACGAGGTGCACG